GGCCAGGTCTTGCCAATTTCTGTGTATAGTTCCTCACGTCGATTGTACGGTACATCAATATCAATATCTGGCATATCGGTGCGTCCGTGGTTCATGAATCGTGCGAGGTCCATATCGTATTTCAGTGGGTCCGTATGGCTGATACCCATGAGATAGCAGACGAGGGAAGAGCCAGCGCTGCCGCGAATTATGTGAGGGACCTGGAGTTTCTTACATAATTCCATAATTCGTTGGACTTGGAGAAAGACGCGCGTGAACCCATTCTTGTCTATGAGAGCGAACTCTTGAAAGATACGGGTCTCGTAAATGGGGTCTGGTGGGATAGGTCTAAGGAAAACTGGACGCAGAGCTTCGGCTGCATTCATTCTTGTCTTTAGGTTTTGTTGGTTTATGAGGTTTCATCTTTTATCTTGGCTGGTGGATCACTAGACTACAGGAAGCCGGTAAATGTAAATATGGATTCCCTTCTCGATATAGAGCAGCATTTCACCCTTTGCGTTCTCCTTTGTGTCGAGTTCATCGCAAGTATCGCCAGGCTCCTGCTCCATCGCCTTGTTCTCTGCAATAATCTCCTTGTTCTTTTCTAGGGCGGCGGCGACGGCCTTTTCATAGGTTGTAAAGATATTAGGATACGGGTCTCCGTTCTGAACGACGATGTAGGCCTGCATTTTGATAGAAGGAAAGAAAAGATGGAAAGGTCTACACATCTGAGAAATTTACAGATGCGTGTCAATTTTTCAAAATAAAGATACGAGGCCTAAGGGTTTCTACCTAGTTAGTACCAAATGGCGACCATACAAGTATATAGTTTCTCGTTTAATAATCCTGAACGAAAGACGAGGATGACAGAGCGATTTAACACTGTAGGTCATCCTGTGCAGTGGGTGGATCCTGTACCTCTTACAGATCCTCGTATTGGTCCTGATGATAAGCGCACCCATGCAATTATGTACAACCACTTGGATATGATTGCGGCGTTTTTGGCTGGTTCGGCTGACTACGGCATCTTTTGTGAAGACGACATCTTTATCCGTCGTGATTTTGCCACGTCGGTTCTGGTCGCTATCGATGGATACAAGCGCATCGGTGCTGACGTAATGCTTCTAGGCTACTTGCCTAATTACAAGGCGTTCACGTACTCGGTAAGCGGATACCACTCATTGGTTGAACCACCGTTTGCGTTTCTATCGGTGTATCACGACCTATGGGGTTCACAAATGTATATGATGGACCGTGCTGGAGCAAAGAAGATGTGGGACGCTTGTTCTTCACCGTCTCTAGTGAACGGACCGTTTAGTCCCGATTGGGCTCTAACGAAGTTCGGTAAGGCTGTAGCAATTTATCCTATGCTGGCGGTTGAAGAAGGGATCGTTGTAACAGACCATCTAGGACAGAAGAACTTTCACCAGGCGTGTTTGGCAGAGAATTTTGATAAAGATTTACATATTTAGATGGATCAACCCTTTGTACATCTTGTTTGGTACGATGTAGATGGGGATGACCCAGTTTTTCTTTGCACATTTGCTACACGAATGGAAGCAGCAGACTATATTAAGTCGCTAAAGGACAAGCCACATGTACTCTTTCAAGAAGGCTTACATCCTGCTAATATCCGGATAAGTATAGTTAGTTATGGAAAAAAATGACATTGCTAGTACTATCCTTTCTCAGTTCAAATAATATGCCACAATCTATTTCCGATGGTGCGCTGCCATGGCAGCGCCTAGCTGTCAAAAACAAGCATCCTCGTGATGACCGTATTTCCTTTGAAGAAGAGACACACACCTATACAATCGATGGCGAGAAGGAGGGCTGGACGAGTTGTACCGGTTTCCTCCACAATTTCTTTGGCGAATTTGACGCCGACGCAGTTATCTCTAAGATGATGGCGTCGCCGAAGTGGCCACAGAGTAAGTATTACGGCAAGACCGCCGAAGAAATAAAGAAGGGTTGGTCGGACTCAGGTGCGGAAGCATCGTCTCTAGGAACACGTATGCACTTGGACATTGAACACTACAATAACGCTGAACCCGTAGGAAACCTTGCCGGTGACGACTGGCCGCCACAGGAGGGCCCAGAGTGGGATTACTTTCTACGATTTGAAGAGAAACATAGAAAGAAGCGTGGGTTTGTACCTTTCCGTACGGAGTGGCTGGTTTTTAAGGAGGATATTAAGTTGGCTGGCTCTATTGATATGGTGTATCTGAAGCCTGACGGAACATTTGCAATTTATGACTGGAAGCGTGCAAAGGAAATCAAGTTTGAGAATTCATATCAGAGTGGTCTTCCGCCGATTAACCATCTACCTGATACGAATTACTGGCATTACTCTCTACAGCTGAACGTGTATCGTCGTATTTTGGAGGAACTCTATGGTGCTACGGTTTCAGAGATGGCGCTCGTCATTCTCCATCCTAATAACGACTCGTACCAGGTCGTTATGCTCAATCGTATGGACGATGAAGTAACAGCGATGATGGAATGGCGGCGGGCTAAGCTGCTAGGTCTACCTGCGCCTGCTGCTTCGCCGGCGCCTTCTCCAAAGTCACCTATAGCTACGCCAAAGCCTAAAAAGACGACCGGTCCGCTATTTGTTGAAGAATAATCTACGTTGGATTATTCGCATCTAACCACATACGCACTGTTGCTGGAAGTTGCGTAGGCTTTATCACTTGTAGTCCTGATTTTTTCACCTGGAGTGGAATACCCTGTGGGTCCACAATCACGTAATGTATTGCTGGCTTGGCAAAGTCATCGTATCCATGAAACCAAACATAAGGGGTTGCAACATGCGAGGCTGGGTCTACCTTAGTAAGCAATACTTCATTTTGTGTTGCTATCGCAATCTGCTTCCATTGGGCTGCTGACCCCGTAAACGGCGCTTTTAACTGTCCTTCCAGAGTTTCAATTGTTTCTCCTGTAATTCCTACAAGACTTGCATTCAGCTTAGCTCTGCCATCACGTTGAATAGGTGCAGCGAACACCGCCGGTTGCAACAACGTATCCCAGTCAGGGCTAAGACCTGACACCGATACTAGGTCATCTGGTGAAAAGTCTACTTCTTCAGGATAGGTCAAGCCACGTGTGTAGTCTGTAGCCTTTCTGTCTGAATAGCCTAACTTATCAAAGAGCGCTGGTTTCCCCTTCTTATCCTTATTGTCAAAACTAAACAAAAGAGCTCCGTCTCCATGCACAATCGCTGAACGGTCCATACTACGTAAGTAGGGCACCCGTTGGTTCAGCACCTCTTGTGCCTGGCCAAAACTACGCAAGAGTTCGTCCGTGAGCCTTGCTATACATACGCGTACTGGATCAAAGTACCGCTCAGTTGCCGTTGTGTGAATGAGGCAGCGTCCACCAGACCAACTACATCCTCCAGTACAGTCTGTTTCCGTTTGGATGGCTTTACAATCACGACGGAGCAGTGTTTGTGTAGGCTTTCCTTCTTTGGTCAACCAGGGATTGGTCGGATTGGCTATGATACTAGTTAAGAGTAAGTCAAGACGCTTCTGTAATTCGAACAAAGGTAAACGGCGTCTCGCTTGTCTCAAGAGTTCTATCTGGTTTCTTACGCGGTTGCCGTCCGCTGTTGTATTTAGCCATTTACTGAAACTGATACGCAGATGTTGGTACGCCTCATTGAGAATTTCCTCAGATGTCGTTGTAAGATCTGGATCTGTCGAAATCGGCGGTCTAAGCATACTTACGTCCAATTCCCATGGCATAACATCCACAATACTTACAGTGATTTTTGTTTGGCGTAACTCGGCGAAGCGACGGTGCTTGACTTCGCTTGTAAGAGAAAACGGTTCAAAAGGCACCCAAGCACCACAAACAAGTTCGAGAGCGACAAAGTTGTCTGTAGTGGCAATGAGACGTTTAGGAGCAAGACCTGGAAAGAGTTTAACGAGTTTTTGGTCACGTACGATAATTTGTTGACCCGTTAACATTTCTAAGAGAAGTTGGAGCTGGGGTCTCGGTAGTGCGTCTTCACCCTGTATGGATGGTAAGTCTGTACGAATGGCGCCATCATCCAGAGTTGGAATATAAAACTCCTTCCCCTTATGTTGAACAATCACACCAACTAGACGGTTGCTTCTATCACGGAGCTGCGCATACGGCTTTACATCACTTTCTGTCAACGCTGTTTGTACGAATGTTCCAAAGAGTGGCACTTTCGTGCTATCACGCACAGGCATCCAAGGATGGACCGGTGCTGCACCACGCCCACATCCTTCAGTCGGACCATAATACTGTGTGATAAATCCACTCAACGCTTCACGTATGATTGGGCTGAGTTTTCCAAAGATAGGCTTTTCTGTTTGTAGAAGACCTACAAGAAGTTTTGTATCCTTATCCTTGCCTTCGTACAAGACGAGCGGGTCATATAATCCTGACGTTTGGTCCTCTAATACAAACAGAAGCGGTGGCTTAACAATTTGATCACGAACGCTTACACCAAAGGATGGACAGACAATTATTGGTGGGTCTACTCTGTTCTTAGGATAGACAATACGAACTAGAAGAAACCCAGTAGGTGTAAAGAGCCCTGGAGTTGCGAACAATGATTCAAATAATCGTAAGTCCTTCTTAACTGATGGCGACCATAAATAATCCTTGAAATTGTGATACGCTATAAAGAGATTTTCGGCGTAGGCCCGCTGGTTTAGAGGTGTAGGACGCCCACTGGACCCCCACCAGGTCTGGAACTCGACCTGTCTATCCGCTGGTAACGTATACCCAGGTGTGCTAAATTCGTGGAGTAGTGTGCCGTAATTTGCAGTGGGAAATACATTTCGTAACAGATGGTCTTTGGACGCAATATCTGATAGAACTTCCGCCGGCGTAGCAATCATTAAATTATCATCCTCTGTCTGCAGATACTTACTGGCATAGGTCGCATACGCAATCAGAGATAAGAATGTATTACCAGGTTCCTTAGTGCCTAAGCCGTATCGGATAAATCCGACACCAGGTGTATTTAGATAACTGTTTTGACTTATTGCAAAGGCACCCTTCACCGCTGTTAAGAATTTTTCAGGATCCTGTCCTAAGAGCTTATTCACGGACTTGGGTGGTACGGCAACAGCGCCCTGCTCGAGTTCAAACCAGTCCTCGTTTGAGCGACCGAGCACATTCTGATTTGGAAGATACCAGCGATTGGCCGCTGCACCAGAACGCTTTGCTGTAAACGGACGGTCTCTGCTTTCGCGATCGACTACAACGGTTTTTGTAGGTGGTGCTTGTTCTGCTACTACTTGCTCTTCCTGCTGTAAGGGTGGTAAGGGGACTTTCGGTGGTGGCATCGGTTGCGCATCCTGTGGAACAACCAAGTCATCTGGGCCTACGAAGCAACAGGGAAGCGCATAGCGGTCAGGATGATAGAGTAATTTTTGAATGCCCGCAAACTCTGCAAGTTTTCCAGATACACGTTCCCTCTTTAACACTGTCTCTCCCACTTTTGGGTCAGCTGGATTGACAAGGAGAGTTCCACCGCAGAAGGGGCAACTATTCGGTGCTTTCGTCGGATTACGATCTGCCTTTCCTAAAAACTCCTTAGGAATAATCGGTAAGTCATCACGGACGCACCAGTACTCTGCACAAATATAGTAGTTCGGTTTCTCTCTAACGGACCCTGCACGGACAACAATCCATAGCGGTTTCGTTTTCTGGGCGGCGATTAAGGCATTTATTTCCGGTTGGTCTTTCGCTGACTCGTACTTCTTAATCATTGTAATGCTCTGGTCTTTCTTTAGAGGAAATCCTAGACTTAGTGCGCGTTTCTCTATAGCGATAACTTCTTGTAAGGTCTTTTTAGGATCCTTGTCACGCTCTGTAGCAGATTTACTCACTGTTAAAACGGCTAGCAAATCGCTGGGACTAAGTGGTGCTTCAACCCAGAAAACAGCATCTCCATACAGAGTGCGAGCACGCTGATACGTTTCAGGCGCCATTACGTGTGGTTGTTTCTCTGAGCTGCGCTGGCAGGCACGACTGTACACTTCTACACGGGCCTCTGCATCAGCTCCTTTCTTATAGGCAAAGAGTTCAGGATCCCTGCCAGTAAGACGGCTCAGATACCACTTATTTTCAATAGGATGGATCACTTCACCTTCCGCAAGGGGAAGAGGAACTGCGGCTGGAGCGACTGGACCTGGTTCGACCGCGCGAACCTCGTCTTCAGGCAGCGCTTCCTCTTCTTCAGGCGCCATACCCATCATCTGTAATTCGAACGCTAAAAGATCATCCGCTGCCTGGTCTTCTTCTACAACCAAAGGGGCCGGTGGTGGTAGCTCTGGGGGCGGTGCTACTGTTTTTGTTCCAATACGAATTTCATCAAGTGTAGTATTTGTGTAAAATGTCATTAACGTTAAAACACGCTGTAAGTCAATAAACGACTCGATATTTGCCATATGAAACAGATACTTCGGATGAGAATTAAAAATGTTCACCATAGATCCTAAGTTCTTTGTTGCGAGCGCAGCTTTGTCTGTAGAAATAAACTCGGCATTCTTTGTAATCCAGGACTGGATAGCTTGGCCTGCTGCAGTCGCACTTAGACCAAACTCCTTTGTTAGAAGACCTACAAACGCCGAGATTGGTGCGGCTTCTATCGTTGCAACTTCATCGCGCAAGAATAAGTTTGTGATAAAATTATCGATTGGATTACTGTCAGGTGAAAAGTTACTGACTGCCTTGAACCGTAGAGATAAGGCTGCTGAGCTTCCTTGAGGTACTGCATCTTCAGCGAAAAAAGGCATGAATGTGTCTAGACGAGCACGTAAGTCTGTGCGACTGGGCTTTGTCGGTGAGGAAGATGTAAATTCATAAACGGCATTGAGTTCTGCAAGACTGATGTCCTTGGTGCTGGCCCACGGTGTAGCTGAAAGGAACTGAGGAAGAGTGGCGATGGCGGCTTCAACTACAGCACGCGGAAGCGGTGCATCCTTTCTAGGTGCTCCAATGCTAATATCTGCACTACCGTCTTCCATAATACGAAGCGTCCATGTTGTTCCCAACGGTGCACGAGGATGCTTAACGGGCGATTTGATAACTAAAATACCTCCTTCAGCGGAATTGGGTTCATCGGCTAGTAGAGATTCTAACAATTTCTGATTATCGAATATTGGATGTCCAGATGCCGTTGATGCGATTTTAACGAGCGGTGCAACACGTTCAGAGGTCGAAAAATACCGTAAGAAAGGGATGTCGTCTAAAGGTTGGATTTTGTAGAATAGTAGTTCAAGGCCACCGTTTAAGAATGCGTCTTTCTTCGGTAGAGTTGCGCGATAGCGGCGTAGTTCTCTGAGTTCGACCGGTTTGGCATCGTGCACTTGCGGGGACTTTATGGCTTCCTCTATTTTTTGAAAGCGTTCGTCAATGTAGTTCATGTATTCATTCGCTGTATCTAAAATCGCTTGGTCTTGTTCCGTTAGGGCTGCTAGGGCATCGTTAAGTGTCTCTGTTGAATTTAGCAGAGGCCAGTACAGTTGGAAAAATCCTTGGAAGACTGCGTCTTGGGGAAGAAGACCTTTAGCGTAGCCTGCTTTCGTCGCAACGTCTACAAAACTCCATACGTGTAAGGTGTTTTCTTTGACTGTATGCTCAACTGTTGCGTTTGTAAGCATCTGTGGGAAAATGGGTAGACGACCGTCCTCTGAATAGATACGGCTGTCGGGTTTTCCTAAGACAGAGGGATCCAAGGGATCTTGTAGTATAGTTGAGAATGGCCATACAAACTCAATAGGCTTGTACCCACCTTCTGTCTCCTCTGCTATAAACTGCAGAGATGGCAGCCAATGTTTTTTGTTTTCTTTACTTAATAGACTAATACGCTGCTTCAAGTTAAAAAGTGTAGCAAATGGATAAATTGGCTCAATTGTATGCTGGGTAGTTCTTCCCTGACTATGTTCCACAATGGTGAACCGCTGTGGAGCAAAGGTTTGTAACCGGGGTGGGTTCAGTATCTCCATACTACTACTCTAGCCCAAGATTATCCTTCACACTTTCCTTATATTTCGGACTGTCAGTAATGTGTACGCCACAATACTCAACTGGATGGGCAGCAAAATCGGTAAACTGATAAATTTTAATATGCTCTGCCTGCTCTAAGAGCCAGGCAAAATGGTTCCAAAACTCTGGGGTATGCCCAATGCTTGTGGTGCCGACGTGGCTCATCTCGTGTAGGGCTACAAAGAGGATAATGTTTTCATTGACGAGTTCTTCCTTTTCGTCGCGCTGCCGTAAACACATAAAAACCTTTTCTCCCTTGTTTACGCTGTAACTTGTGTATTGTGCATCTGGTGTAGATTCACTAAATCGTGCAGCCGAGCAGTCAAATCCATCAATCAATTGCTTCACAAACGACTTAGACTTGTGTGTCTGTTCAAGATATTTCCTTAAGATAAGAATTTTGGCACGAACACGGGCGAGACGGTCAGCCGCCTCTTGCTTATCTGGAAGATTGCGGACCAGATAATGTTCTTTGTCGATCGTAGATTGTGTTAGGCTCATAGGATACTTTGAGCCTTTAAAGTACATGGCTGTCCAAGCAACAGCCACAAAGATAATAAAAAAGATCCAAGGGAGACTATCGTCCATACTCTACATGGAGGTGTCAAAAAAGTTGATAGTTTAAAAACAATGGTTTAATAGATTAATAAAGAATGACCAAATGCAAAGGCCTTACACGAACTGGTACTCCTTGCGGCCGATTTACTACACATGGCGAATACTGTATTCATCATGTGAACCAATCAAATGGTATAGACATTGAGGAAGAGAGTTTTATTGATCCTGCAGATTCAGCGCCTCTTGAGCCGGTAGTATCTGAGCCTGTTGCTGAGCCGGTAGTTGATGAGCAGGTTGCTGAGCCTGTTGCTGAGCCTGTAGTAGTTGAGCCTGTTGCTGAGCCTGTAGTAGTTGAGCCTGTTGCTGAGCCAGTAGTAGTTGAGCCTGTTGCTGAGCCAGTAGTAGTTGAGCCAGTTGCTGAGCCAGTTGCTGAGCCTGTTGCTGAGCCTGTTGCTGAGCCAGTTGCTGAGCCAGTTGCTGAGCCAGTTGCTGAGCCTGTTGCTGATTCTGTTGCGCCTGAGCAGGAAGTAGATGCACCAGTAGTAGCTGAGCCTGTTGTAAATGAGACAGTAGCTGAGCCCGTAGTAGCCGAGACTGCTAACTCTCTAGATGATATGCCAGCTCTTGAACATTTAACAGTAGCACCTGATTCTCCTATACTAAACGAAACCGTTAAACCTACTACACCTGTAGAAAGAAACGAGGTCGTAAATGATAATAGTTATTATTACCTATATAGTAGTCTTATTATTGCATGTTCCGCAATAGGAATTGGGTTGTTTAATTCACTGTTTAAACGTACTCAACAATCTATGGAATAAGATGTTCGACATTGTTATCTGTGTAGGTCCAAATGATGCACCTCTTGTTAAAGCACAGCTTGAATTTACCAAGAAAAACATTAAAGGATACCGAAAGATTTTTTTAGTTTATGGACCAGTAAAGGTTGATTTTCCAGGATGCGTCTGTCTTCCTGAAACCATTTTTCCGTTTACAATTGATGAAATTGAGACCTATATTCATGATAGAAAGCGTTGTGGATGGTATCTTCAGCAACTTATTAAACTCTATGCTGGATTTGTTCTTCCAGATATTCTAAATAAATGGTTAGTCATTGATGCCGACTCCTTCTTTTTAAAACCAGTAAGTTTTTTTGAAGGTGGAAAGATGTGTCTTAACTTTGGTTCAGAATATCATCGTCCTTATTTTGAACATATGAAACGACTACATCCTACTCTGCATAGACTTAATCCAGCACTAAGTGGTATTACCCATCATATGCTCTTTGATAAAGAAATCGTAGATGCTTTGTTTATTATGGTATCTGAGTATCATAAAAAAGCTTTTTTCCAAGCATTTCTATCCTGTATTGACCCAGCACACTTCAGTAAAAGTGGTGCATCTGAATACGAAATCTATTTTAACTACGCTCTAAAACACTTTCCAAACAAAGTCCAGGTCCGCGGTCTGAATTGGTCCAACCAAAAAACTCTCAATACATCTCTCAACTACGACTATATTGCTTGTCATTGGTATGATAGAATTGTTCCAGACTTGGCATTGGAATAAGTAGTTCACGTTTTGGAAGGTTTATAGGATACAAAGATGACCAGTCGTTGACTAGGATGATTGGAAAACGTTTTGAAAGCGCTAAAGAAAACGTGTCTTTTAGCATGACTGGGCAGACATTTAGGTAAAGACATTCCCAAATACGATGACTGTCTTTACCATTTCCTGAAGGACAGATAGCATAGTCATGTTTGGCTAGATCTTCTATATATTTTGAATAAGGTTTCTTTGTTCCGAACATAAATCCATTTGTTATTAATTTAACCATACAAGAAATACGTTCTGAATCATTTGTAGCAAAGTCAAAGAAAAAATAGACCAGTTGCGTTTTCTGTTTAATCGAATGAACAGCCTGACCTAGAGCACTTAGGTTGCCGTGAGGCCACATACTATTCGCAATTCCTATGGGTAGCATTGATGCTTTAGGATGGGCTATTAGCAAATTCTGTGCATACCAATGTGTGAGTTTTTTGTCTTGTGCTACTTGAATATACTTGTCTGTAATGTTTTCATCTGAATTATGGGTAACCAGAATATATGGGTTCTTCATAAACTGCTGTATTCCTTGAAAGATTGGTAAGCGATGGGAATAGCAGAATATCCGCTGAGGATTATCCCAAGGTCCAGTTATAGCTTCAAGGTTTTTATGTTTTTGTGTTTGTATGCTAATCCGTGGATTGTATGAAAAGTCGTCTTCTAAGCCAAGATAGACCTCGCATGTTTCTTGTATAATTTCGCCAGAAATAAAGTGCGGTTGTGAACGCCATCTCTGTAAATCCTTACTATGAATATGTAGATTGACGAGTGGTAGATTATTCATATAAGGAACATGTTGTCTCCATTCTATCGTTTGGTCATCGCATTTGAAGGTAGTCGTTTCATTAATAAAACCAATTGTATTCTTTGGGTCATTTCTAGGATCTACTCCACCGATATACTGTCCAACGGCGGCACCATCGAAAAGTACACCGAATTCTGGAGTTAGTTTTACAATAGGCAAATGACCTACTGTAGTTGTCTTATTCGCATAAGCTGCTAGAGTAACCATGTCGTTCTGACCTTTCGCTGCACCTGCTAAAACGGTAGGTAGCATATCATTTAGCTGCTTAGCCGACTTAATATACATAAATCCTGGAATACATCGTGTGGGTGCGTCTATGATAACCCACATGTCCTTTGTTCTGAATACGTCTAGCAGTTTTGAAACATCATAATAAAGCAAATTATCGTATTCCATGTGAAATACATCATTGAGGTTCTTTTGTTTCATGTAGTTATGAAGCACAAAGAACCGCTGCGTAGCGTGTTGCCAAAACCCTTTTTGCAACGTAGTTGTATTTTTGAACCGTGTGTCGTGTTCTGAAGTTGGAATTGTAGATAAATCGGCTTTAACAATATTGTAGTCGAGTTTGTCTAGGACAGACTTTGAGGCGAGTACATGAATAGGGATTTTACAAACATGCTGTATCTGTTCAATGCAGTCGCGCAAATAGGTTGGAAACGTGTCACCTATATGAACTAGAATAATATGAACCATTTTAATGGAGTTTACTATATGGAGCTTTAGATGTTTGGCAAATAGACAAAAATTGAAATGTCTTAACATGAAATAAGAAGTGTATGAATGCCTCCGAAACTAAAATATGAAGATGTAAAAATCTATTTTGATTCAATAGGATGTAAGTTGATTTCTACGACTTATACTACTAATAAGAAACCTTTAGAATATTTGTGCAAGTGTGGAAACCCTGAGGTTCAAATAAATAGTTTATCTTCTATCAAGCTTGGTATACGTTGTTCTGAATGTCGAAATGAGCGAATGAAGAAGACCAATATTGAGCGACATGGGTATGAATTTGTATCCCAAAGACCTGAAATGAAAGATAAGGCTTGTGCAGGAATGTTGAAATATATTGAAGATAAAAAGCATACAATTGAAGACGCACGTGTGACATTCGCAGAGGCTGGTTGCGAACTATTAGCAAAAGAATATATTAACAACCAAACGCATATGAACTTTAGATGTATATGTGGAAAGGAAGGAGTTATATCATATATTCATTTTATACACGGTAAACGATGTAACGACCCTAAATGCATGGAAATTAGAAAGAAGGCTACTAATATGAAAAAGTTTGGTAAAACATCCTATAGTGCTACTGAACAATATAAAATACACCACAAAAAAGTATGTATGGAAAAATATGGTGTTCCACACCCCTTACAGAATGCTGATGTACAGGCAAAGAATGAAAAGAATGGCTTAAAATTTAAATTATTTACAATGCCTTCAGGTAATATTATAAAATTACAGGGTTATGAGAACCGTGCTCTAGATGAACTTTTAAAGTCTTATAGCGAAGAGCAAATTGTTTCAGGGCGTAAGAATATGCCTGAATTATGGTGGAAAGATAAAGATAATGTGAAACATCGTTACTTTTGTGATTTCTTTCTTCCTCATATTAAAACGATTGTTGAAGTGAAAAGCACATGGACATTAAAGAAAGCCGAAGAGGCTGGAAAAATAGAAGGAACAAAGAAAGCTGCGCAGGACGCTGGTTATGAGTTTAAATTAATGGTCTACAAAGAATGAAACAAATTTAAGTTTGAGGCAAGGGTGGGGTCATCCAGGCCTCAAGTATAACAACTTTTTGTTAAAAGTTTAAATATTTATATAGGCTTAACCTATTTCTAACGGACGTCTTAAAATATCTGGTTCAATGGTGCTCTGGAGCCAAGGGCTTACTGTCACCTGTGGGTTCGGCGGCTCAGAGCGGAGATCCCATGAGGCGTTGCGGAGAGAGCTGCCAACTGTGTTGACGCCGATGAGGGCGCCCGCATTGAGGAAGTTCTTGCCGCTGATATCGCCAGCGCCCATCGGGTTGACCTGCGCCCACTTTGAGTTAGGGTCATTGGGGAGGAGCTCCGCTGCACCGAGCTGCGCCTTAGGGTAGCAGTTCGCCGGCTTCTCCGCCGACGCAAACGGCATCGGGCTGGGTGATAGGTTCTCGAACCCCTCTGAAACGTTGTTGTTCGCCGCTGGCATGGCGTTGGGTGTCATCGCTGACATATTGTTGCCCTCCATCTCCTCAACGTTAGAGTTATTCATCACCTCCTCGGCGTTCTGCGCGCCTGTCTCAAACATATTAGGCGCCTGGCCTGTTACTGAGTTTGCGCCACTGTAGTTCATGACATTATTGTAGTTGTTCTCGAAGCCTTCCTTCTTCGCTTTTAAGAGGCCACCGAGGGTAGGATCAATCATATAAAAAACACCTAAGGCGATCGCCACGATGAGGACGGCCAAGATAACATTGCGGGACTCCATGCTCTTTATCTATTTGCGATGGTAGTATTTTATTTTTCTTCATGTTTCATCTTCCCCCATCCATTCCGTAAAAGTCGATTCGGTGTCGGAAGGTTCGTATTTTTCATACCAAGTCTCGGCCAGTTCTTGGGCCTCTCTGAAAAGTTCACGGATCCGTTCTTTTTCCTCCTGCTTCTCTCGTTCTCTTGCAGCCGGGTCTACCAATTTAAGCTCTGATCCCCCATCTGCGCTGGGAATATCGGAGACCTCTGCTAAATCGCTTTCTTCTCCCCAAGCCAGCTCAATCACGTTCTTTACTGCATCAATCTGGAAATGGGGAATAACAGAAGACCGGGAAATCAATACAGCGACCAATGTAAATGTAATATCGCCAGTAAAACCAGCGTCTAGGTTTGAAGAAATTTGTGCATACGGGCTTAAAGTAACACCATCACTTGTACTTACAAACCCCCATGGTGGTGTTATACTGTCTAACGACGCATAGGACGGAACTGTCTTAAACATCTGCTTATTCTTCGGTAGCTCTAAAAGCACACGCTGGCGTAATGCATCAAACACTTTCTGGTACTCTACCGATGGTACAACTTTGCCCATCTCAGCCTTAACCTTTATATCCAATTGAACCGGGACTATCAGCGGTAATAAATAACCATCTTCCTTTAATACTTTGGAGCGCGTAGGATTAGAAAACATTTTTAAATAGAAGTGCGATACATATCGTTAAAAAAGTCCGCACCCACTACTAATGGCGGAACGAGATAGATACACCGAAGCCGCTCAAGATTTTGCAACCCACATCGGTGATAAAATTATGGTGCTTTTACATACTCCGGAAAACCAAGCTCGTTTACAATCTGTCTTAGATCCTATCGTAAGTCATATCATCAATCGTGTGTTTCCTTATATTATTTTGTCTGCTATCTTGTTTCTCATTCTCTTTATTCTGACGATCGGTACATTCTGGATGGTTATGAAGACAACTGTTCTATCTCCTGTGGGTGTGGCAGCGTCAGCTGCGATAGCAGGGGCAAGTCTTCTTCAGGAATCTCTTTGAGATATGATTTCCTGAATGCTTCTAACGTTTCGGGTTCTACGTTTGGCTGTCCCGTAGCCCACTTCTCCCATTGTTTCTGCCCCATAAGACTTTCCTGTGTTTCCGACACTCCTGATAGCATTTCCTTTGCTTTCAAATAAACTTGTTGATCTTGTTCAGAATATTGCTTAATGGTTTTCTCGATTTGGCCACGATACTTGATTGCCCAGTAAGCAGACTTATACTGTAATGTCTTTACTCCTGTGGTGTAGTCACAACCCATAAGTACACACATCTCTAAGAATTGTTCATATGTGAACTGCACTGCCTTTGTGATAGTGTCTAGACGGAAAAGTTGCCATCCCGACTTATCTCCTGGAAGCGCATATGTCTCTGGTGCTAGAAGAATTGGTACACCACGTGCTAGCATATCGAAATCATTACTGATAATGGCTGCGAATGTGCCTCTGCGGGCAAAATAAGCTAGCACAGTATCTGCTTCTCCTGTAGCATTATAGGCCATAATACCACAGGCGTAAAAGAGTTGTTTTGCTACGTCTCGTTCATCCGAAGTAAGATAATTTGCCGTATGTTCTAAACGTTGTAGCTCTTGTTCTACGACTTCTCGTTGCGCTTTGGACATTGTTGTTTTGTCAGCGTCTGTCTTGAGACTTTGGTGCTTTGCCTGCGCCGCTGTACGACGTTCAAATCGCTGTTCTAGCATCTTGCGCTTCTCTTCAGGCGGCTTTCCGTCAAAGATGGGCACTGGTGTAATGCTGTGTTTCCTACATGCTATGATTAGCCTTGCAAGGTAAGTGATGGGTGATATTCTTTGGAGTTTCGCTTTGTAAAGGAAACCTAAAACGTCTATACCGATTGTAGTATCTTTGAAGTTACTCCAATCGGGAATTTCTATTGCTTCTGGACATGCCCAGCCTATCCATCCTGAGAGGCCTCGTATTCCCATGTTTTTAGTTCTTACTGGTTAATTAGTGAATTCAATGCTATCATTTTTTTTGTTATTTATAACCGCATCCGCTATAGCTTTGCGATTTATTGAATGTCGAATTAAGTCAAAGTCTTTAAAGAGTTTGTTGTAGTAATATTCATAGTTTTCTAGAACCTCTTTCGCCACTTTAACAATATCTTTATAATCACATTCAATAATATGGTCTTTCAAGTCATAGTAATCTAGGCTACCCGATTTTTCAGTAATCACGATCATCTTATTGTAAATACAGCGGTTAACCCTAAGTTCTTCTAATACAACATAATCTTCATACGCATGAATATTCACTAGAATTTTATGCATAAATAAACGGTCATCTCTTTCTTTACCAAATCCTAAAAAATTCGTAGCCTTTAAAGCATTCACAATATCTGTGCGCCTTTTTAATGGCGTGCCTATAATTATGAAATCTTCTGTTTTATCTAATTCTAAGATTTCTTTAGGATTTACCATATAAGGTAAATAATAATAATTATGTCTATGATAATAACTCATATTTTTAAGACTATAATCTAGAATTTTTAGAGTTTTTGGATAAAGGTCTAAATTATTTCTATGATCTTGAGCAGACGTTTGTTCAAAGTTTATCAAATAAGAGTTATCGGGATATTTACTATGAACAGTAGTAACGTATTTCACTGAATATGTAATCAAAAAAATAATATCTTTCTTTTCTATATCAATATTTTCTTCATCTTTTAGATATTTCATAGGATAATACTTAGCAATTGAATCAAGATATTCTATGAATAAATGCAACCATCTTGGGTTATATACACAGAATATCATTTAGTATAGCTTTGAAAAAAAATAGTTTATGATAACGGAAATGACATCCTCAATGAGATTTCCGTTGGACTTATATGTTGTGCCTCATCTCGTAATGACTGTATTGCCGAGGACACAAGTTCACAGAGAACAAACATCTTCTCTTCATGCGTTTTACCTGATTGAAATGGCAGAAGAAATTCAATATGGGGTGAGAGAGCAGCTTTTACAATATAGTACGCAAATACGTTGGTGTCTTCCTTCCATGGACTTGGAGCTCTAGCCAGGATTTGGAGAGCCTGTGTCTTCTGCCAAGCGAGTTGTGTTTTCCAAGGAATATTGTACCAAGCACAGAACAGCCATTCAGCATAGCATTCGGTCCAAGCCTCAAATAGATGGGGTGCGAGTTCACCGTGTATATTCCAACAGGACGGTGGCTTCGGACCTACAGGCCAGTCCCAACCGAGCGCGTGAATACTTTCATGCAAAATCACACGTTCAAATTCCTCTTCTCTGTACACAAAGATTTCCGGTTGATTTGGAATAGCCCATCCACCGTTTACAGTCAGACGGCTGGGCCATTCAGTGGCTGTTATCTTACGAGGAGTGTTGCACATCCACAAATGTACCTTGAAGTGTTCAGGTACACCTAACCATAGAAGGAGACGTTCAACTGTGTCGGCTATTACTAAAGGATCCTTATGTGTCCAAAGATACAAGGTTGCCTTAGCTGTCTGTAGATCGAATGCGTAGGCCTTCACTTCCTGTTTCTCGATATAGTTCTTAATAAGACCACCGTCCCATGTTTGATTACTCAATAAGCTTTTTACCTCCACGTCGCTTAGCAGGGGCTTTTGTAGCGGTAGTTGAAGGCGGCGTTGCTGTTGCTGAAGGGCTGAGTATCTGTAGGGCTGTAGAACTGCTTCCCCCATTACTAACAGGAAGAGAATGTATTCTCACAATTTCGAACAAATCTAGTAATGCTGCTTCAAGACTGAGAGGTGTGCGATAGGACGTATGCGGTTCCGACTTTGCTAAAGAGCACATTGCTTTCCAGAATACATGGGGTTCCAATTGGTCGGCGCAACGTTGTACTGCTGTCGCAATACTATCAATAATATCCGGTGCATTTTGACAAAGACTGAGTGCCTGGTAAATACGTGCGCGTATCCATAACGCTACGGTGAGATTGGGTGCCTTACCGGACCTTGCAGCAGCAATTAGAAAGGTAACCATTTCGTCATAATAGTCCTGAATTCGTCTAGGCCAGATTGGAACACTACCATCTGGGAAAAATGTGAGTACATCCTGAACACGTTCCAAACGTCCATTGCAACGATCATACGCATTCTGTGTTTTTAATTGGTCGGGTATCCGTTGTACGATCCATTCTTTAAAAGGCATACGTGGAACACTCTGATGAACAAAACTATCAGATAGAAGAGCTAAAGATCCTGTCATTTCTCTCGCAGTCATCCAAATCATACCCGCTGTTTCGGGAGGAAGCACATATTGCTGGATTATTGCACGAACACGGATGGCAGCAGGCAACGATAATGCATGGGCTCGACGAAGAACTACAAGTTTTCTAGAACTTGTACGAAGACTGTTCAACACATCTCCGCTACTAAAGAAGGTTGTAAGCAGATCTCCAATAATCTGTTTATCCTGCATGCTGAGATTGGGAATATCAATTTCAAAATGATAGGGACTTGCATATACACGTGCCTCATATCCGTCACCGACTGTAAATTTTCGTTCCTCTAAAGGTAGTGTGATTGTTGTATTATGCGCACGTTCTATCCATTTTCGTATAAGTGATAATTTACCACTGCTGGTTGGACCCATAAACAACCAAGGAATAGAGAGATATTCCATCTTGGTTGATTAACATCGTTTAAGGCTTAGGCCTTGTCTAGTTCTGTGCCGCTATGGCGTCTCTCAAATTGCTCACAGTGATTGCGCTGACACTTGTGCTCACTAGAGCTGCCGGAAGAAGCACTAACATTGTTATAGCTAGAATAAACTGAATGAGATACGCTGGATTGTGGGAAAAATGATATAAGGCTAAACCGTATGCAGTAAAAGAGGCTGCAAAGCTAAATACGCTGATAACTGCGAGCAGCTTAGAGTTCTGCGCGGAGTCCTTTGGGATTAACGTAGCAAACGTAACAATAACGACTGTGAAGAGGACTGCACAAAGTGACATAGAAACATAATAGGGCAAATTAGCCACCATACTCTAACTAGGTCCAGGGTTTTTGTATGCCATTACTGAATTAAAGGTTGCCCAGTTCACGGGAGTACCGGGTGGTGTCGCAATAATTACTGCTACACCACAAAGTAGTAAAATCGTTATCACAATAGGAATTACAAAACGACGAAAATAAACATCCTTTACTTCAGGTTCCATTTGTAGTACGTAGCGAATAAAATATTGGCCTAGTATAAGATGGACACGAGTTTACAATGTGCGCCAGCACTCCATCGTCGGGATGGAGAAACATGTCTTCCTCCCGCATCGTTGGAGCGCCTACGACGTGTTTGGAACCGTACGCATCCCCGGCATAAAATAAATGGTAGTTCTAATACTATGAAGAAGAATGGTAGAAAGACCGGCTCTTCTCGTAATTTATGGAAACAGTTGCGTCTAAAGATGCGTTCACATTACGATTGCAACACTGAGTACTGTGCAGTGAAGAAGCTACCTGTGGAGGAAAAGGATAAGAAAGATTTATTATCCTATTTCCGTCCTGAAAAGCCCACTGAATGGGATACAAAGCCGACCCAATGGTTAGATAGCTACAACATCGAAGATGTTATGAACCAGTACGAAAAAGCGGAAGCGAACTTTGAATTCATCGGTCCGGTACCGATCGATTTCGATAGTAAATCAGGTGCGTGGGGCAAATGTATTGTAGATGAACTTTGCATGTTGAACCTTGCAGATATGAAGAAGAAGGGAAAGACCAAGATTGGTATTATCTTTAACCTAGATCCTCACGACGAACCTGGTAGCCACTGGGTCTGTGCCTTTATTGACATCGATGCGAGCGCCGCCTATTACTTCGATTCCTACGGCTTCAAACCTGAAGACGAGATTGTGACGCTGCTAGGACGTATGAAAGAACAAGGCATTAAGAATGTGTTTTACAATGATATCCGTCACCAACGCAAAGGAAGCGAATGTGGGATGTATTGTCTTTTTGTTATTATTTGTTTGCTCCGTGGCCGTAAGTTCTTTGATATCTGTTCAAAGGTTGTAGACGACGATACGATGAATGCCTTCCGTGATGTGCTGTTCGCTGAAGAGAAACCACGTAGAGAAGCGGTTGAAGTGGCTCTTCCTCGGTTATGTACGTAAAAGTCTAAACAACCTCTTATAGACACATTATAGAACGATGTCGCAACGCGGACAACCGACGGCCCCGACCGCTTTTTTAAACGGTACAAATTATCAAAAGATTGTTGGGTTCCTTCGGCAGCATTACAGCACGAAGATGGGGACTAATGCACTTCCCGAGCGTATGGAAGGTCGTCTCCAAAAGACAGTTCAGCATTACATGACTGAAGTATCTCGTATTCAGGGTTCAAAGCCTGTGCCTCAGCTAAACCAGGAAGTTGTACGTGAGACTGTGAGCAGTGTTGATAACTGGTTAAAGAAGCAGGAGACGTCTGCTCCTCCTACAACAACATCTGTAGGCACCTTTTCTAGAGGTACAAGCGATGACTATTCCAGACTATTCACAGACACAAGTTCACGTTACGAACAACTCGTTTCCGAGCGTGCTCCAGTTGCTGCAGCACCACCTGCGATGCCAGATTTCACTCTTGGAAATACAATGCTGGATTCCGAAGAAGACGTCGTCGGCCTAATGGAACGTATGGCAAAGCAGCGTGAAGACCAGACCCGTTCTCTAGGGATTTCACCACCTAAGCTTGAAATCCGTGAGGAAGTTCCTCCGTCTGCTGCTGCACCTGTACCTCCCCAGGCTGAAGCAGCTCCTCCTCTGCTCGCACCAAGACCTCAGGACTACATCATTCCGCAGGAAGATGTGACAAAATACCGTGAAACTGAGTACAATGTATTTTTAACCTCGTCAGATCGCGACTGGCTACGTAACACAAATGAGAACCGGTATAACTTCACAGTGAATTTCAATGCGACTACAACTAAGAATACATCGTTTAACTACAATGCGTCTCTACAGAACCGCTTCCGCAACATTCAGCGCATTGAGTTCGTAAAGGCAATTGTGCCCATTGAAGCACTATCACCACTCGTACGTGTTGCCAGTATAGTTGAATCTGCAGCAACCTACGACGTGAACCGTGTAATTAACGTATTCTCTCTTCCGTTCATGGGCGTTCGTATCCAGGAACTTGAAAACAACGGGTTCAGCACAACGATTAATGAGGATAGCACATTCGCAATGGTACAGTACGATACATTCTGGTCGAGCGACTTGACTGCACCCAACGTGAATGGTGGGTCGGTTGTACCTGTTCTAACCAAGTCAGGATACACGGGTCTTATACCCAAGTTCTTAAAGACACAGAAGATTTACACACCTACTCCTCTCGCAACTCTACAACGTCTAAGCATCCGTTTGGAACGTCATACGGGTGACCTGATTTCAGCGGATGCCGATGTTCAGAGTGTAAACCAAATCTTCTTAGGCAGCAACTTGACTGTTCTCAATGCTGGCGGTAGTCTCTACAGTAGCACAGTTGTAACAGACCCACAGAATGCCTATATTTTTATAAATACAGGTAAATACTTTAGCTTTAGTGCTGTTGCTGAAGGTGATAATATCCAGGTTCGTGGATACACTACAGGTTACACAACGCCAGCCGCGGCCGATTTAGAGGCATATATCAATAACTCAAATGGTCTCTATGTAGTTGCTGTTGGCAACACAACAGGCGGAACCTATGCCGATGGTCGCAATTCTGCGGGTTATTGCAACGTCGTCATTGTTCGCAATCGCTATGATAATCCTACAACGGGTAGTGTCGGTCGCACGTCAAGCTACTTGGGTGGTTCTGCAGGCGCCGAAGCGTCTCTGTCCACAAGTTTGGATAACTCTACATCTGCAGTACAAACATCGTGTGCTCTCATCAATCTCAGTCGTCAAGTCCACGTAGTTTTGCGCATTGTTACACGCGATGTGGATAGCAGCGCAAATATTCGTCCCGATAACGTGTAAACTTTTCCTTTACATCAAACAAAATCTTATATATTTTGTTTGATAAAATTCGCATAAGAACGTAGAAGATAAATGGGCCCTGAAGCCGTATTACTAGCTTTTTTGGTATTAATTATAGTCCTAATCATTTTGTTGCCCATGGTGACTAGAAAGAAGGAAGGATTTGCCAATAGCAGCGGCATCTCTTACTTTGACAGTTTCAGTACAAATCCTGCCGGTTTCAATGACGAAAGTGCTAAGAAGTACAATGTATTTTCTTCAGTTCAAGATGTGACTGTCCGTAACTATGCAAATGCAGAAACAAATGCCTCTATTGACAAGGCGTCAACCAAGTTACGCAATGCTTTACGAACCTCCGAAATCACTGTTGATCCTACTAGTCAGACATTCGAAGGAGTAAATCCTAGCACTCCGGCATTAGGCTTAGCTCCACAGAACCAGATGGTTGTAGAAGCAAAGAAGTGTGAAGCTCTCAATAGTCGTGATAACTGCTCTGCTCTCGATAATTCCAAATATGCCAACTGTGGTATTTGTATAAAAGACCGTACAACTATGTTTAAACACGCTAACGACAAGAATAAGATTGGTGGTTTACTTGTTCTTCCCGATGACCGCCGTTCCGCTGTAGCGGCGCATGGGCGGTCAGCAGGACCTGTCAAGTACTCAGCTACAGTAGGATCCTGTCCACCGAATTATCTTTTTGTTGACGCTGCGGCCTGTAAGAAGGAAGCAAACCGATTGGACTGTCTTGAAGCAGGGCAGAACGGTGGGTTCAACAACGGACGCACAGTTGAAGGAAAGGATGTAGTTAGTTCAAAGTGTGCTGCCGTACCTGCCGTGGGTGGTGACTTGTTCGTCTATGATCCCAAGAACCGTAAATTTAATATCAATTTACGTGTACTCTCTCCTATTGGCACTGGTATTACTCAGGTCTACATTACAGATAAGTCAACAGGCGTCCAGCTTGGCTCGAATTCAACAGATAAGCCTGGTGTAGAATTTGTGGTCACTGCCAAGAATGTTCAAGAAGGCCAATCAGTGAATGTAACTGTTGTACAAGAAGTGCCTCACAGGAGAAAGGGCAAGCCTGAGGTGTTTCAGTACCAGGTCACTACTCAAAGCACGCAGGCGCCTGGCTACAATCAGACGATTGGTACAAGTGGACCTATATGCCAACGGATTGGCGCCAGAAGTGCAACAGATACAGAGCTTCAACAAGCTTGGGCAGATGGAGCACAGGCATGTAGCTGCGGAAATACATCAGGAAATAACGCCTATCCATCCCAAGCATCCAAGCAGGGTTGTGGTAGCAACGGTGTCAATTCATGCCCTACTAACCCTAATGAGTGGAACGGTGGCCGTGGACACTCGTGGTGCTACGGTCTCAAACCTGCACAGACTGTTAACCAGCAGTTTTTTACAAATGTATTGCCTTGGTTTACACCGTATGATGGTGCAGCGCCTGAC